TAAAGATATCATTCCAGGTCTCCCCATCACTATTAGCACAATCTAACAAATGTGATTGATCAGATACTAATCCCTCACCTACAATAGCATCAACAGTAGCGTTAATGGCTGTATTATTAATAGCTGAGTTATTATATAAGTAAATAAGGTATTCTGGGAAATCGTTATAAACACCATATTTAATAAATCCTTTAATATTCTGCTCTACAGGGAAAGCACCTTCACTATCAGGTTTGTTTCCAGGATTAATGGTGTTAAACTTAAAGTTATTCATATTTTTTATCCTAAATAAGTTATATAGGCCCCATTCTCATCAGGTGATACATATTCGGTAACAGGTACAACATCGCTTCCTGAAATGAATGCTCTTTCATTAGATATCAAATCACCCACACTAATACTACTTGTATCATTCCATACTGTGAGTTCTTCATTCCAGTTTGTATTAGCTAAGTTCCATACTAATGCACCTCCAATAGTAAGATCATAAACATCATATGTGTATTGACCTGAAGCAGATGGTAATAATGAACCACTAACTTGTGCAACTATCCAAGGAGTGGTTAATGGATTTGAGATTATAGTAGCAGCAAATGAAGATGTGCTCTTATCATAATCTTGTGAACCACTGAAATAAACTAAACTACCCGTAGTTAACTCATTTGGGTAGAAAGCTATAGTATTGGTTGTTTGGGATTTGTTTAGCTGCAGCATATTTTTTATTTATAATACCAAGGTAGGGGCTACGCAAAGCGTAACCCCTTCTTGGTTATTAAATGTTAGGCTAAAGTAATGCCTGACATAAGAGCAGCAAGTTCGGTTGCGTTAGACGCAGAAACGAAAGATGCTGGGTTTGGTTCTACACCAGTAAACGCCAAAGTATACCCATTCTTATCTGAAAAAGACGTGCCGGTAGCTCCTGTACCAGTTAAAAGTTGCATACCATACTCTTCACCAACATACACATACTTAGAAGTGTTGTCAGCGTTGTTGGTTTCAACGATCATTCTGATTGTTGGATTTTGAGCTAATACTTTGATTTGATTTCTCAATGAAGTTTGTAGTTTGAAGAACGAAAGATTTGCAGTTTGATTATAAACTACAGTTCCGTTTTCTGGAACAACAGCTACTTCCTCAGTGTAATCCGAAGTTTGACGGAATAACTCGAAGTTGTAGAAAGTTCCACTACCAGTGATTGCATCAATCAATCCTTCACTTGCGTCAGTAACTGAAGTTACAGAACCAGATAAAATGTAAACGGATTTAATACCACCAGTGTTGTCACGGCAACCTAATGAAAATCCTGAAGTTATATCACAAGCCATATTATTTGGTTTTTGAAGGTTATTATTTGTTTTTTGGGAGGGTATATTTCAACCCCCCCTCAAACGGATTGATTATGCATTGGCCGTCCAAAACTCAGGGAAGGCGATGTTAACTCCTAACTTGGTAGAGATACGGTGACGGAGTGTGTCGGTGTTAATGTCGTACCAAAGTTGGAACTCAGAGAAGTCGCTCAACAAGTCAGTACCTACAACGATTTGTTTTGCAGGACCACAAACGATGCGGTTTGAACCTTGAAGACCTACAGTACCAACAACTTTAACGTTCTGGAATGGGTACATCATTTCCAATACACCACCACGATTAGTGATAGAAGCTGGATCGAAGTAGAAGTTGTTTGCAGAACGCAAAGCAGTTACATACTGACGGAAGTTTGTCACCGACATAAAGATCGTAAGATCGTCGCGGTCAGCTACATCTGGGTTCAAGTTCTCGATAAGAGCATCCATGATACCTAAAGCAGTAGTAGAGCTGAATGAACCAGTAGCAGCATCAGGAACTACAACACCTGAAGTAGAACCAGAGATGATGTATACCAAGCCAGAAACAGCACAAGTACCACCGTAAGTAGAGGCGCTACCAGATTGTTGCTGCCAAAGGAAGTAATCGTTATCTTTCTGGAACTGGTTAACTAACAACTCAGAGTAAGCGTTAGTAAGAGCCCAAGTTTCATTGTAAGAGCCACGATCAAGTGAGCTGATACCTAAGTACTTGGTATCGAGATCTTTCAAACACAAAGCGTCGAAAGAAGTACGAGGACAAACCTGGATGTTACGCTGAGTAAATACAGCAGATCCAGATGGAGTAGATACGCAAGTACCGTTTTGGATGTAAAGATCTACCTCGAATAAGTTGATTGGTTCGAGGTACTTTACGCCTTCCTGTACAGTTACGTATTCGATGGTTGAACCACCGTAAACAAGCTTCAACAATAACTCACCAGCAATCTGATTGTTAAAGTCAGCTAAAGCAGATACGTTTAATGACATGATTTATATTATTTATTGATTTTGTTAGAGATTAGTTTTTTCATCATTTCAAAACGAACAGGATCTACAGCATTATTAGCTGAAGTAGCGCTCATTTTGGTATTTGGAAGTGTTTTAGCGGCAGCAGGTTCAGCGGACATTTTTTCCATCTTCTCCTTCATTTTACCCATCTCGGCCTTTACGTCCTCGATTTCGCGCTTAACAACTTCAGCAACAGCAGATACGATGTCTTCTACAGTTGTTTTGTCTTCTTCTGCCATCATTTGTGGCATGGCTGATGTTTCTTCAGCAACTTTAGATTGGTCTTCTACAGACACTTCTACAGGGAACTCTTCAACTGGTAGTTCAGCTAACTCCTCTTCTTTAGCTTCCTCAGAAGCAGAAGTGATTTCTGTTACTACTGAACCCTCAGTTTTAATCATTGAACCGTCTTCGAGTTTATGGTAACCATCAGGAGCGTCCATTTCTTGGCCTTCTGCTGTTACTACCATTACTTTCATACCAAGTTCAAGCTTGTCACCTTCGAAAACAATCTTAAATGCTTTGTTTTCGTCGTAGATTTCGCCCATTTTGATTTCAGTGAGGTTGAAGTATTCCTTGACGAGTGCTTTTAACTCTTTATTTGTCATAGGATTGTTATTAGGGGTTAATAATATTAACGGTGGATACATATCTACTGAGCGTGTGATTACAACTCAGTAGGGTCAATAATACCACTGTCTTCGATTTGTCTCTGTTTTTCACCAACAGTTAACCTGGCTTTACAGATTTTCATTGCAACAGCTCCACTATATGATGGATTAATGCCCTGAAGATCTAACATACATTGTTGAAGTAACATTGGATCTATTTCAGGTGTTTCTTCAGCCATTCTAACCTTACTTAACTGGTTATAACAAATGGCCGCTGCTTGGTCTTGGGGATATTCGCTTGATAGTTCAGAAATGCATCTACCCACGTATTCATCGCGGGATTCAGTAGCACGTTTTTGAGGTATCGGCATGATATTTTATTTTATTAATGTTTCACTTAGGTAGCCCTCGATTGAGAAGCCTTTAACTTTACCTGGTTTAACATAGTTTTGCCAGATATCTTTATTTTCTATTTTGTACATGGTGTACCAATCTCCTTTATTTGGTTTGAAACCATATAATGTAGCTTTGTCTTTTTCTGGGTCTTCAACAATCCAGCTTTCAACTAAGTAAGCACCATCTACAAACTGTTCTCCATTGTGTTCAATGTTTACTTTATCGATAACCTTATCTTTAAGCATCTTATATGCTATTTTTTTAATGGTTTCTTCAGTAAAATAAACATAGTATTCGTTACCCTCTTCGTCTACACGTTTGATTAGTTTATTGGGTTTCATAGCTGGACCTACTAACATTTGTTGGTCTTCAACAGCAGCAAATCCATATGATGCTTCTTTATTTACCTCAATAGATCCTGTGGTTTCCTGAGTATAATCAGGTAAAGCACCTACTTCAAGTTCAAATGCTTTAGCAACTAAATCTTTAATGTCTTGTATTTTAGACATCTCTAACTTAATGATACCTTCAACAATCTTATCTTCAGCAAATGTTTCACCTTCTCTACGTAATACTTTCTCAGCCCAAGGTAATGCAGCTGGGCCACCCCATAGTAAATAACTGATGTATCCACATGCATTATAGTCCTTACGTTCAACAGCTAACTCATAGTTACCTTTTTGACGAATAAGGAATGAACGCATTCTTCTTACGGTATCAAGCGATACAGGTTCACGGTTGGCCAGTTGTTGTGCTCTTACTTTACCTACTTGTGTAGCGCATTTATTACCGATTTCTTCATTACGTTTAATGCCCATTTTAGCAGCATC